GCATTCAACAAATGACCGAGAACACCAATATGAGCTACTCCAAAGAGAACACCCAATCCAATAGCAATGTTTTTTACTGAGGATCTTTTTACTTGTGTGTCATCGGTCTTTTTCATGATCAGAAGGGCGATTTAGGAAGGGACGCACCACCTGGGATAGCACCACCAGTCATCTTAGGCATCTCTGGCATAGCACCACTGATCATACCAGGGAGTGCTTCTGTTACTGATGCTGTGACTTGCTCGATTGCTGCCTTCTTAGCAGACTCAATCATTGCGTCTTTGTTGAGTAGCACATATGCTCCACCACCAATAAGAGCAGCAGATGTGAGACCAGACAGAAGAGCAATAGCGTTGATTAGTTTTTGCATTTTATTTCTCGTTGAATGTTTTTTCCAAATCCTTCAATTCAGAATAATATTCACAAGGATACTCCATGGAAATTGGGTCTTTATCAATCAACATGTCAGTGCGACACATGCCATTTCCAATCTCCATGTGACCAATGATGAAAAAAGTTAATAAAATCATAATTCTATACCGTAGGCATTACAGGTGGTTCGCCGTCCTTCTTAGGTGCAGTGGCAATTTGAATCGGGGCTTGTTCGATACGAATCGTTTGCGCTGGTGCCGTCTGCGCCGCAGCTTGAATGAGTTTTTCAAGATCTGCCTTGGTGACACCGCCGCCAGCAACGCCCTTGAATGTACCATCGCCATTCTTCTTTGCCGTCTGGACGCCAAAGGTAGCGAGCACCCCAGTAAAGACAGACGCGATGAAAGTCGGGTCAAGTTTCTGCTCGGGGATGCCAAGTGCGGGCGGCAACTTAATGTAAGCAAGGGTAAGAATACCACCAGACCAGACGAGGATGCCAAGACGCACGAAAGTGCTAAGGATGGCAAGCTGTTCCTCGCTATCGCCAGCAGCTTCTTTGAGCTTAGCAAAAGGACCCTTCTTCTTTTCTGCCTGTGTTACCTCCTCTTTGGGAGTTTCTTTTTCATCTGCCATGGGTGCTAGAATTAGGCAGCTCTATTTAGCAAAAAAGACCCCAAAGAGGGGTCTTTTGTCAATCTTTAATATATCCTTCTTCACGCAACCACTTTTCAGTCAGGGGGGTTGGTTCATAGATTTCCCACATCTTACCAGTGGTACAAGCATTCAATGCCTTAGCAGTCATACCCTGAGTCATACCTGCCCATTTTGCTTCTGCTTCAAAAGGAACAGCAGACTTAGGATAACTCTTCTCTACAATATCACGCCAGACTTGTGGAACCTTTTCCTCTGGATAGATAAGAGCAATCAAACTATTCTTGATAGTTCCTGCCATGCAGTCTTGTGCAGAGTGCCAACCCTCATGACGCATCACAGTCATAAGCACATGAGGACGATGCACAAAGGCATCATTCAAGTAGAAATTATTACTAACGGTATGATAGACACCACGATGTCCAGGGGGAAAATACTTTTCGTGCCCTAGAAAAACCATAACTCCGATCTTATCAAGGGATACCAACATCGAGTTAAACTCGTCAGCAATAAGATCAAAATTAGAATCAGGAAACTCTTTACGAATATCGTCGATACTCTTGATTCGTCGGACATCCTTAGAGCATTCTCTGGTGATCATGCAACCCAAAGAGTCCATAGTATAGTATCCTTTTGTCGGTTCAGCGACAGCAGGAGGTGCTAACAGAAGTATAGCACTAAGAAGAAGTTTTCGCATAGTATGCCTCAAAATATTTTGCGACTCCGAAGTGAGTCTTATGTCCTTGTGACACCCAATCATGAGCACACTCATAAATGGATTGCGTTGAATATTTAGGCACAACTCCCCCCATCTGTGCCCCATATTTTTTCAAAAGGACTTGTAAAACTTCACCACGAAGTTTTAAACGGTCATCATCATAACGCCAGTCGTTAATCATGCAAATACAAATTTCTTAGTATAGTTATATGCATAGAGTTGGCGGTTTCCTTTGATGCCCCAACCTAACCAGTAATAGGCAGCAACCATGTACTGATCAACTGTTTGTCCATGTCCTTCAAACTCGGGAAGGTAGCGTTGGAAGACCGATTCATTAATCATGTATGCTGTCTGTCCTTCAAGACTAGAAGGATCGTAACCATAACGCTTGGCAAACTTACCAAGATTCGTGTAACGGCCTATGCTAGTCCACTGAATAAGACCATAACCACCACGATGGCAAGCGTTATAAGGAACTCTTGCACCTCCTTCGCAAATATTTGGATGGAAGTTACTCTCTGCTTTGATGTTACCCATAATTGTTGCAAGGGCATTTCGGTCAGAGATCTTGGTTTTCTCTTGGAGTTTTTCGAGGACATATTTCTCGTTGTAATTACATCCAGGACACTTCCAAGACTTTTCTACCACTTCGATAGGGACTGCCTTTTCCTTATTGACGGTTACGTCAACAGGAGGAGGATTTTTAATCTCGTTAATTGCTGGATAAGCACAAGCAGCAACGGGAATAGAAAGGAGAAGTGGTGCGAATAGTTTTTCAAACATTAAATCAATTGAATTCGACATCTACCTCTGCCTCAGGGGCGGGTAGCTCAAAGTAGTCTTTGCGGTAATAGCGACCGAGGATGTTGCTATTATAGAAGGCAGGGGTGCCATCTGTCAAGCTCTCGGTCAGCACGTTATTTAGAAAGAGTTGACGGGTCTCTTCGTAGTTAGTCTTACCAGGAGTCTCATGAAGACTCAGGATCTCTCTAACAAAATCGTCCCGTCCATATTCCTTAACATCTGCCGTAAGCTCTGGACAAGATCCATAGTACTTGCGCCAGTTACTTTCAGATGTAACTCGCCTTCTTTTTCGACCCGAATTGTCAGGTCTAGGCTTTCGTTTTTGCCAAAAGTATTTGCGTCCAATGTACGAACGCTTGGTGGTTTTAGAGGTAATACGGTAAACAAACCCATAGTAATTCCCAAGGTCGCTCCCGTCAAACACCCCGCCATTATAGATCCAGGGATTTTCATAATCGATATTCGTCAATAATATCAAGCACTCGATTCACGTATTTATGTGCAAGTTCACGTGCTTGTGACCCATACTTGTGCTCTTCCCAGTAGAGTTCATTTTTAAGTTTCTCTACTCTGGTTTTAATTTCTGCGACTGAGATTTCGTTACGTGGCATCTTTATAGTCGGTTGTTTTTGAAGTATTTGTCATATTCATTCTTCATAGCACCAAGAGCCCAAGAGTCAGTCAGACTGTGTGGACCCTCAGTGAGAAGTTGAATTTGTTTTTCGGTAAGGAGAGAACCTTTCCAGGCAAGATATGTCTCTGTCCAGGTTCCTCTGTTTTCGTTTTCGATAAACATTTACTTCTCCTCTTGATCCTTTTGGGTTTCTTTCCAAGTTGTGTCATTGGGAATAGGTTCTGTACCATATTCCCATGTGTCATAGTCTTCTTCGTTTCTTGAATCAGAGACTAAATCCTGCGAATGTGGATGCTGTGACATCTTGTTTGATTCCTCCTACGATATAGGACTCAACCTCAGTTTCCTGTGGTGCAACTTGTAGACCCTTAGAAGAGATCCAGTGTTGTGTCCAGGGAAGTGGGTTGTTCTTGGCAGAGATATCATAAACTGGTTTCATACCAATTGCTTTAAGACGGCGATTAGCAATCCACTCAACGTATTGATGAAGTAGTTTATCGTTGAGTCCAATCATACTACCATCTTTGAAGAGATATTGTGCCCAACGTTTTTCTTCGTTAACAGCACGATCAAAGAGCGCATACAACCACTCTTTCTCTTCCTCAAAGATCTTCTTCATATCAGGATCATCACCCTCTGCCCACTTGTTTAAAATGTTCTGAGTGAGAACTAAGTGTTGGTTTTCATCTCGTGCGATGAGGGAAATAATTTTAGCACTTCCTTCCATGAGTTTGAGCTCACCGAAGGCAAATGAACAGGCGAAAGACACATAGAATCGTATGCCTTCCAGAACGTTGACATTTGCGACTGCTCGGAAGAGTTTCCGTTTGAGTTCATACCTTGTTTCTTTGAAAGTACCAGCACCTTCAAGCGCATGTTCCCATGCGTTAGATGAACCATACTCCTGGGCATCATGAATGAAGTCATTATATGCTTCTGTAACGCTCTCAGCACGTTCTAGAATGCGCTGGTCGGTCAGAATAGTATCAAACACCTCACTGGGGTTTGAATAAACGTTTTTGATGATGTAAGTGTAGGAGCGACTATGGATCATCTCCATAAACTCCCACACTGTCATTGCCGCCTCCAATTCAGGCAGAGAACAGTATGGAATGAATGCCATTCCAGGACCTCTACCCTGAACACTGTCCAGCATAACTTGATACTTCAAGTTAGAAGTAAAGATATGCTTCTGCTCGGGTCGTAATGATTGATAATCACCACGATCTTTTTGTAAGGAAACCTCTTCTGGTCTCCAAAAATAACCCAACTGTTGAGTCGTAAGTTTATCAAAGATAGGATACTTATAAGAATCATATCTTTGAACCCCAAGTGGAGCACCAAAGAACATTGGTTGTTTCTTGGTGTTCACTTGGTTTGCATTAAAGACAGTCATGCCTCTAACTTTCTTAGTTTCTTCTTTTTCGTTGAGTTTAAACTGCACAGGATTCACACTCCCCTTCGTTTGCGTTTTCTAATTCTATCATCAATGCTTCCAGTTTGGAAGTCTTGTCTTCTACTTCATCAGTCTTTTGATCGTGAGTGTTCTGATAGTAGGAAGTCTTCCAACCGTACTTATATGTAGTTAAAAGGTCATTTGCCATGACAGATGTTGGCACTTCACCATCAGGATAATGCTCAGGATTATAAGACCAGTTACCACTGATTGCCTGATCGAAGAATTTCTGCATCATAGCAACAATGTTGATATAACCACTGTTGTTTGGCATATCCCAGAGAAGGGTATAGTTATTTTTCAGATGTGAATATCCAGGAACAATCTGTTTAAGAGGCCCTTTCTTAGACTTCTTAATGGACAGGTAGTCCCTAGGTGGTTCGATTCCGTTGGTTGCGTTTGACACAACGGAACTGCTCTCCGAAGGCATTTGTGCGGACAGTGTTGAGTGTCTGAGACCGTGCTCCAAGATAGATGCTCGAAGATCCTCCCAATCATGTTGATACTCTGGGTTACTGATAG